ACTTGTACTACCTAAACCTCCTGGTAAGTTTTGTATATCTGTTGTTGCAGTAGGTCGATCTTGATCACTATTAAATGCTCTTAACAAAGGACTTATCTTACGTTGTGTATCCCGTGATATAAGTCGTGGTCTATTAGAAACAATTTTGTGTATATCTCCTGCTGAAGATGTGTCAACTTTTCCGTATGGACTCGGTGTTATATCATAACGTGATGCCGCGCTTGCAAAGCCTTGTGGTTCTCCATTTTCTGCTAACTCGCCGTGATCGTAAATAACAGACTCATAAGCAATTGAGATATCGTTCATCATAGATGTGCCGCCATCTGCATAATCCATACTATCATGGCCCCATGCTGTTAAGATAGGATTTACTAATCTATAACTTGCCCACTCGCCTTGTGATAATTGATATACTGTTATGTAATCAAAAAATGGATATGTTACTCCTGTGTCTAAACCATAAGCTGGTAAAGAACCATCTGTAAAATATTTGTCTCTTGTATTAAATTTGTTTTCAGTAGTTACTGCTGTATTACCGTCTGAACTATAATGTCTATAATACTCTTCGAGTAGCTTACGTGAAGCGCCTAAGTTGTCATCGTAAAAACTAAAACTAACTTCGCTGTAGTCTATTCTTGTTTGGTAATGCTTTTTTCTGTTGTACTGTTGTTTTGTATCCACAGAAGCTGTAAACTTAGGTAGTGCAACATTGGCTGCCAGTACACTTAGTTCTTCTCTAAACTTTTTAGTGTTAGGTGCATCAGCTTGATCATTTACTTGAAAAGTTGCATGATATAAAAACTTTACCTTTGGGGTAAAGAGATGACTGCTTTCTGAGTAAAAGCGTAATGCGTGTTGTTGATCACGTAAATGCGTGTTACTACCTGCCGCTTGTCGTGAATAAGAATTAAACCTGTCCATACAGTATTTATCAACCCTAATAAACTACGTAGATAAAAAAAGCGGGACCTAAGCCCCGCTTTTAAACCCCTTTTATCTAACTTTACGCTACTGTAAAGTCTGATATACCACGTGTTACTGATTCGCCGATGCCGTCAAATGACTCACCTGGGCCAAACTGTATCGCGTTATCGTAGCGGACTGTTAATGAAATTGTAACTTGATCACTTGTAGCATACGCTAAAGTATTGTAGTTTACACTTTCAAGATAACAACCTACCATTTGGAATCTGTCAATATTAGCTGATCCGCCTGTAGTGTTACCGTTACCGCCGTCGAGTATTTCAATTCCCATTTGGAACTTATATGATCCGCCGCTGTCTGCGCTTGCTTGCTCATAAAAGTCAAACTGTCTTTGAAGTTGCTGTCCAACAATTTTTTGTACGTTGTTGTTTACATCTTCACGTATTGTAACTGTAATTGGTTCCCATGTATGCTTACCAGCAAGATAGGTACGTGAATTGTAAGCATCCAGTGTTATTTGCTCAAAACTAACATTAGGTCTTGTTACGTCGACAATTTGTCTTGTAATCTCTCTAACGCCATCTGCGCCACCGTCGCCTCCAAAATTGTCAAACAGGACTCTAAAGCGATACTGTAACTTAGGCATAAGCAATGCACTGTTAGTGCCACCGCCATCTGCTGTTGGTACAGATATTCTTTGTAATGTTGATATTGGCATAATGTTCTCCTGTTACATTAATATTTATCGTTAATTGAGTGGTATATTTCAACCACTCATTAACTACGTAGTTTTTAACCTAAGGCTGCAATCTCACCTGTGTTTTTCAAACGCAACGGAATGTAAATAAATTCAATTGCTTTAACTGGCTCAATAGCAACGTCTAAGTATAGTTCGTTTCTATCAATTCTTGCAGGAGTATTATTACTTTCATCACATACTGCTAAGAAGTCATATATGGCTCTTAGACCTTGTAGTTCAAGAAGCAATGCATCTGCTGCCGCCTTAATTTGATCACGTGTAATCTTGTCATTTGGTTCAAACAAGTATGGTCTTGCAAGTAACTCAAGCTGTCCACGTAAGTACACAGTTAAACGTGCTACGTTAACACGATCTAATGCACTTGCATTTCTTGCTCTTGTTTTCTGACCAAATACAACTAAACCTGCACCGTTAATAAACGTAATTGGGTTTATTTGGTTGCTGTATAGTGTATCACGTTGTCCAGTGTTTAATGCAACACTTACAAATTCGCCTTCGCTATTTACATAGCCTGAACTTGTAGCATTTGAAACACCACCGCGTCTTGTACCTGCTGGTGCAAACCACGGAAACGCAACTTGGTCGTTTAGTATAATTGTTCTTAGTGCCATGTGTGACGCTGGAACAACAATATTGTTACCAAAGTTATCACTTGTAAAGCCTGCTGGATAGTACATACCTAAGTATTCATCTTTAGATACTGCGCCATCATCGTTATCTTCAACTGCAAGTTTAACGTTTGTTGCCCATTCATTTAATGAAGTAGCATCTGGAGTTAATCTAAATGGTGTATCACCTACAACAAATGCTGTTAAGCGTCTGTCTGTGTTTAGTGTAACCATTTCGCCGATTAGCTCTGGATAACCTGGACATGCCATTAAGTTAAACTGACGTGACTCTTCGTCACGTATATCTTGGTTGCTGTTAACCATTGCTTGTAGTGCTTTTACAACTGACTTACGTTGTGCAATTCTACCAAACGCACCTGAACCATCATCATTGTTAGGTGAATCTGTTACCCATCTGTGCTCATAGTAGCCGCTCATTGATTGGTCTTCTAAAGAACCACTTGCACCTATTACTTGGAAACGTCCGTTGTCGCCTGCTGTATCAATGTGATTGCGCTCAAAACGCTTAACATTAAATCCGCTTCTACGTGTGTTCCAAAGCAACATACCTTTTGGATATAGTGCTGGATCTGGAGCATCTGGATCTAAGTAATCACTTGTAAGTAGATCTGCAATTTCAGCTTGTGCTGAGTTTGCACCTGCATCTGACCAACGTGCATCTGCAAACAGTACGCCGTTTTCTGTAGTCTGGTCTGCTTTATCAAGCAATACCCACTTAGAAGTAGTACCGTTCCATCTGTATACGCCTGGATAATCATCAATACTTGCTGTGCTAATCCAAAGATCGCCATCTACTAATGTTGATGCATCTGACTGTTTTGTTGGTTCACTTGCGCTAACAATTGGACCTGCTGGGTCAGTATCTGCATATGCCGCATTGTAGTTTTGGTATCCTACCCATGTGCTTCCATCATGTATCATAATGTCAACTTCGTCAGTTACTGAACTGTACCAAATTTCACCATCTGCTGTTAGGCTTGTTGGCTCATCATTTGATGCTGTGTAAGTAAGTTCCGCCCAGTTACTTGCAACCCAATCCGCTGATAATGCGCTTGGTGCTACTGAAAGGTTTGCTGTTGCAACATCTGCGTTATCAAGGCTTGGATCATATGCAACCATTCCGATTGCACTTAGTACGTTGTCTGTATCTGTAATATGAATATCACCTCCAATTTTATGGCTAATGACAACTTTATTTGCACTATTAACTAATGCAACAATATTTGTAAATCCGGCAGCGTTAATAACACCTGCAATTGCATCTGCGTCTGAAGATGCACCAGTTGTTGTTACTGACATAGTTTTTGAAACTTTTGTTGCACTTCCTGCAACTGTTTCTTCCATTGTAAATCCATAAGTACCTGCGCTTACGCCTGTAACTTTTGAACCTGTAATTTGTGTAGCGCCTGTATTTGCACGTCTATACAATTTATAATCAACAAGTGCTGGACTTATCTCGTTTGCATTTACTTTTGCATAAAGATCTCCTAACACTAAGTTTGCACCACCGCCAGCTTTATCAAGTGCTACAAGAGCCGCTTCTGGTGTGCTGTACATTGGTGTTGTAATTGTTGACCAAAGTTGTGTATCTGTGTTGTACTCTTTTACGCTTAGTTTAGCGCCGCCATTTGGTTCAGTTGTTTTAATCCAAATACTTCCTGTAGGAGCTGGTGATGTGTCGCCTGCCTTGTATCCTGGAATATTTGTATGTGGAGCAACTGCAACTCTTGGAGCACTATAAGTACCTTCTGTAATTCCTAAAGCACCTGTTGCTGAACCAGTAGTTGATTCTGTAAGTAATTCTCCGCTGCCTTTGTTAAGGACAACATCAACACCACTTGAATAAATTTCTATTGATCCGTCAATTACGTTTGCACTAATACCTGCAATAGCCGCTGTGTTAATATCGCCAGCAAGTGCAGTGATAGTTGTACCTGTTGCTGTAACTGTAGTTGAGTTAATAATTAATTCGTCGCCAACTGTAATTGTTGGATTCGACGCTGTGCCTCTTACGCTTGCCCAGCTTTGTTTCCACTCTGCTGATCCAACTTGAACCCATTTACCTGCGTTTGCTGTGATAACCGAAATCGATGCACCATAACCTGGAGATTTATAAAACAATTTATTCATTGTTGTTGTTGCGTCGATAGCGTACTCACCTATAGCACCAATTGATTCTTTTGGTTTACTTGCTGTAATGTCGCTTGTCTCAGTAATAACTGTGCGTGTTTGAGAAGCAAAAGATTGACCGCCAACTACTGTTGCTGCCGAACCGTTCCATTCTAAAATACCAAACCCTGAAGTTTGTGTATCAAACCAATATGCACCGTTAACTGGCTCGCCTCCTGGCGCAGTTGCACTTGCATTTAATTTTGCTAAATCAATGTCTGCACGTACTACGTATGCTCTATTTGAAATACCCAATGTTGAATATGCAGTTTGCAAACCGTATTCGTTTTGCTCTCCTGCATGAACCATATTTCCGTTTGCATCGCTTATGAACACTGCATCGCCAAATGTTTCGCCTAATTCTCTTTGACTTGTAATCAAGTACGGCTTACCTGCGTTTGCTTTAATTGTTCCTGGTGCGACACCTGTACCAGAACTTTTTGTTTTGTTTTCCTGAGTAGCTACAAAAATCATTGGGACTGTTGAAGCTGCCGCAGGGGTGTAGAATGATTCGTCAATTACATTGACTTCTACTCCTGGTGATACTAATGCCATTTTAAATCTCCTGTTAGAATGAGTTCCATCACTTGTATTTATACATAGCAAACAAATTCCAGTAGGAAATACGTATGAAAAAGGGACCAAAAAGGTGAGGTAAATACAATATGAGACCTTTATGCAAATGCGGTCAAAGACCTGCCGCAATAAATTATAAGAAAAAGAATAAAGTATACTATCGAAGTATGTGTGAAACTTGCCTACGTAACGGTATAGGACATGGCATACCTAAATGGAAACAACGCGGATACGAAAAAAAGAACGAATGCGAAAAATGTGGTTTCCAATCTAAACATGAAGAACAGTTTAACGTATATCACATAGACGGTGATTTAGAAAATTGTCGTCCTAATAACTTAAAAACAATTTGTGCAAATTGTCAACGAATTATGCAGAAACAAGGTGTCCGATGGAAACAAGGCGACCTTGTACCAGATTTTTAAGATCATCTATAGTGTGATTATTTTCTATGATTTGATCAAACTCTACGTTTGCCCATCTCCATTCACTTGGATGAACATCCTGTGGTTCTACACCAATGTCTTGATACATTCTAAACCAAACAGGATCTCCGCCTCTGCGTACTCTCCAAACTGATCCGCCTATTGATTTTATCATATCAGCTTCATTGTCAAAACGGACATCTGGTATAACATAGTTCTTTGTAGGATTAGCTAATAGTTGTTGTTTGGTTAGACTTACCCAAATGCCATCATAAAAACCATTACGCATACAATCTGTACCAAATTCTTGTAAAACAAGCCTTGGTGTAATTGTGCGTCCTGTTTCTTTAGTCCAATACTCGTCAACCTTTTCACGCCATTCTCGTGATTCTTTTGTATCACCTTCTAACATAGAACGGTCCCAATTAAAAACTGTTGCTACGCCATCTTTAAGTTTGTCTGCAAAACTTATTTTTTCAAATTTATGTTCTTCTACAAGAATGTCTGCTACTGTACCTTTACCACTTCCGATTAAACCGCAAATGCCTATTATCATATTGTAATACTTCCTGAGTTTTCGCCAAGTTTTCCACGTGCAAATAAATTAAAAGCAAGTCCATATCTATACTTGTCATCAGTACTATGTTCTACAGAATGTTCCAAATGGCTTGGAAATAATATACACAATCCATTTTGTGGCATGTATGTATATTGTTCTGTGTTGTATTGATTCCATTGTCTACCTGCCTGTAAAGGTTTGGTTGATAATGGCCAAGTACTTAAATGTGTCCTGTTTTTATGAAAAGTAATAGGTGATGAATTTGGTGTAACGTCAATGTAATATATGCCTGAGATAACACTATTAGTATGAGGATGTCTATCTATATTTTCATCCTTTTCTAATCTATTGATCCAGCTTGTTGTGAAAACAAATTCTACATCTGTAGTTACATCTAACAACTCGTATGAATACCAAGCTACTGCTTTCATAATATTACTTCTTAGCAAACGTAATTGTTTTGCATTAATAATATTAAATCCGCGCTCTTTGAACGGCAGATGTTCTTCGTCGTCAGTTTGTCCTACTGCCTTATGTTCGTAGCGTAAGTTCTTGATCCATGCTAATGTCATTGGATCTACTTTGCCTATATCAACACTCACAATAGGAGTAGAAAAGACAGGTTGTACTTGATAATCAAACATGTGAGTCACTTTCTTACTTTATAAACTACATTATAACGCAAAAAGTATAGGTTGTCAAGAAGTTTTTTTAACCGATTGTAAAGCCGTAGCCTACGCCACCTGGAACTGCCATTTGAACTTCTGTTTCCAGCTTTTCCATTTCAGCAGTTGCTTCTGCTTTTAGTGTGTCACCATTTAGTGTAGAACCACCTTGTGGACCTGCAATAGTGGCAAACTTTGAACGTGCTTCGCCTAACATAAATTTACATGCGGCTAATGCATAATCCTTTAACCACTGT